GATGGTCTATTGAATAGTTAGCTGAATTAGCTACTGGAATGCTCGTTATTGAAAGCGTTGCCGTTAAGGCAATAGCCGCCCCTAAACCTCTCTTGCGCTCTAGCGAGCTAACCGCGATAGCGGCTCGCTTCAAGCGAAGAGATGGTAACGCGATTGTCAAATACCGCGCAAGTCTGAGCGTGTTCTTGGGCGTGTTCAACAGGCTGTGGATTAAGTCTGTGGATAACTTCATGGCTTACCGCCCCACCCTTTACCCTTAAACACGATCCCACCTAACGAGTAAACACGCTTCATCGGGACAGTGCAGTTCTCACAGTAAGGATCTCTAGCTAGTGTGTCCTCGATGGATCGCTGGACTTCTATCTGCTTAGAGCAGACTTCACACTTAAACTCATAAGTGGCCATTTATTGCGTCCTCTTCTTGTTGTCTGCGTATCTGATGAATAGCTAGATAGAAGCCACCATGGTAAATAGTCGAATGCTTATCCACGACCACCCAGTCGATTAAGTTCTGGATTATCCGCTCGGTATGAGCTGCTTCGATCTGTTTCGTAAGTCTTACTAAAGCTTCATAATCCATGAGAGTCTCCAATTAGTGCCACTGTCATCGTCGAGCAGACGCAGCACTGGATCGTCTTAACGTTCTCTGGAAGATTATCTGTAATTACACGAATAAGTTGCTCTGTGTCTTTCTTGCAGACTCGGCACTTAAAGCGCAGCTTGTCCATAGTTGCTCCCTTTTAGATTCTCGATCGGCTGTAGATTCTTTTGGTCTACCCACCAAGTAGGCTGCTTAGAGTTCTTGTATTTAGGCCGCTTGGCCATGGCCACTGGTATCCAGCCCGCTAGTCTGTAATTCGGCGATGTGCCTACCACCAGAATCGCCACGTCTGTAACTCGATCATTCTCGTAGACGATTAGCTGGCCATTCTCGTAGCGTGTCCACCTTACTTCGATGTTCGAGCCTACGTCTGCCGTCTCCTTGAAGCGTGACGCCCGGGGATTGAAGTCAAGATAACCAAGGTAACGAGCGACCAAGATCTCCGCGACGATTGACTCGGCTACTTGCGCGACGTAATCGTGGAAGCCTAAGCGTCTGTCGTATCGACTGGAATGGTCTGGCTGACCGTAGATCTCGGCGATCCGTTCTAGTGCCACTGTGTGCGCTAGGACTTTATCCTCGATCGTAGGTTTAATCTTCATCTACATTCACCGCAGAGCCAAGTTAACTTTTCTCCGCTTTGTCCCTTGGTATAACCGAAAGCGTCCAGCTTCTTTAGCTTCTCGCAGCTGTCGCAGTGTTCGATCTTGTATTCCGCAATTACTTCGCCATTCTGTAGAAGCTTGGCTGTCATTGATTGCGGATAAAGAATCTCCATGTAGTCGCTCATCGTTACACCTGTGGCTTCCATGTGCCGTCCGAAGTAAAGACGTACCAGAGCGGATCGCACTGATTCGGCTTACGTTCTACACAGCTGTAATTCGCCCAAGCTTTACCAGTTTTAGCCGAAGTACCTTCACGCCAGACGCGATGTCCATGGCTGCACTGTGGAGCTTCTGCAATTAGTTCTCCGCCAAGCTGCTTCTTAATCTCGTCCATCGATGAACCAAGGCTAGGGATTCCGCTCTGCTCGGCTTCTTCTGCCGTCTTATAGCTTGGCACTTCGCCGAACTTCTGCGTCCAAGGATCGTAATCGTCGGCCGTTGAGTTAGCTACCTTCGCGCTGATTGTCTCGACTTTCTCCATGTCCTGACGAGTCGGACGCTTATCTGCGCCCAGGAGTAAGCCGATGGCTCTTCCGATGGCTGACGTAACAGTGTCCTCGACGAAGAACTTCTTCATGTTCACGTTATAGGTGGCCACGTTACCGAATGCGTAATCTGTAGCGGACGGATTAATGTCTTCGTACTCACGGAAGATCTGGGCTTGGATTAACACGTAACCCTTTTCGGCGTTGAAGTCGACGATGTTCGTCTGGACTCTAGCTGTCGGGTGTGTAACCCATAGACGGGCAATTCTGGCGGCGACGTCCTCGTAATTATCTAAAAAGCTCATTAGCGCACGTCCTTAGCTGCATGACGTGAAATAGCACGCCCGCGCTTGAAGCCTTCTCGCTGGCCTTCTCTGTAACCGACTGAGTAGCTCATAGCAGCCCATAAGATCGCAGCTATAGACATAGCCACGACGATTCCTAATTCGTTCATTACTTGCTCCCGATACTGGGAGCGACGTTCGCGCTCCCTATGTAAAGAGTGAAGCAAGAACGCGCTTAGGTCAAGATTCCCGCGTGTTTATCGGCGTGTCGATTGGTGGTTTCGGCTTGGACTTTAATCCGTTACCAGCTAAAACTCCGCCAAGCGATCCAGTTAAGAAGATCGCCAAGGTCTTTAGTAGATCGATGAAAGCCGCATCGTTAGGAGCTTGATTACCTATCGGCTGAGTAACGAAGATAAGAGCATAAGTTATGCCCAGAGTTACAATTAAAAACACGAACGCCAGGGTCGTTCCGATGATAAGAATAAGCTGCGCGTGGACTTCTTCTGGACTACGGCGTCGCGCTGGTCTCATGTGATACGTCTCCAAGGACGTCTCTAGTACACGTTCCAGTCGGGACGCACTGCGGCGGCTGGCATTCTGGCTTCGACCAGTTTTCGAACTCTTGGCATTCATAGCGAATCCAACCCTGATAACCGCAAGCGGACAGCCCCAAAATCAACCCAGATAAAAGAGCTGCCGCCGCGATTCTCCGAGTCACTTCCCCGTAGACCCGAAAGCTGTGTCTTTAGGATTAAGCCAGCGTAGAACGACAGGCAGAACAGCGGCCGCGCCAGCTGTAAGAATCGCCTTAGGATCATGCACTCCCGCCAAGTAAACTGCAATAGACGCAGCTAAGAAGCTACGCGCCCAGCTTGCGAGTAACGCTTTTAAGCTTTCCATCTTTTTTCTCCTTAATCTTCGGCTTTGCTGCCGATTGAGTAGGTACTTCGACGATCGGATAATCGCCAGCATAGGCGACGAACTTAGGTCGTCCGAAGCCTACGACTTCTTTACCGCTCCCGAATGCCCGCTCTTTAATCATGACCATTCCGCCGTTACGTTGGTCGCCAGTTCCCGAAGTGTTTCCTTCAATGGTGATAACAGTCTTCGCCTTAACGCCTACGACTATTCCGATGTGGCTAATACGGTCGACGCCATCATGCGGAAAGTCCATAAATGCAAGATCGCCGATCTTAGGCTCTGTATCTACCCAGCGACTTACTTCTTTAAGCTTGTGCGCTCCCGCAGCTGTTGAGACCATCGATGGAAGCTTTACGCCCGCAGTGTGGAAACACCAGTTCACGAAAGAACCGCACCAAGGTAGCCCATCAGCCTTAGTGAACTTTCCGTACTTCGTAAGGTTATCGCCCTCTTCGATCGTTCCGACTTCTTTAAGAGCTACTTCTACGACGGCCGCAGCTGTTCCGATTGGATAAGTCATGGCGTAACTTCCTGATTTGGAATGATTAGACTTTCACTACTAAACGTTCCGTCGATGTATTTATCTCCAAGTCCATAAGCTTCGGGACATAAAATAGCCGTAGGATAATTTTCTTCTACGAACTCTTTATCTGCGACTATGACGTTAACGATAAAATCGTTTTCAATTATTGCGTATCTCATGATAGGTAAGTGATCCTAACTAATCCATCGCCACCATTACCGCCGGCGGCTGTTGTTGTTGTTGTATGTGAACCAGCCCCACCGCCACCGCCGCCGCTATTTGCGACTGCAGCTGAGCCAGCAACCGCCCCGTTAGCCGTAACCCTTGCTCCATCTCCGCCGCCGTTTGATCCAGAAGCGATCGGAGCTGTAGTTATTGCAGCTGTTCCATGAACTATCGCGCCACCGCCGCCGCCGCCGTAACCATCGATACCATAACTTCCAGTGGAGAAGTAATACTCGGAAGCCGAGCTACCTCGACCCATAGAACCTTCTACGCTTGCTGAGTTTAATCCGCCGTAACCTGTCGCCGATAATGTCATGTTTGCGGTCGCTGCCCCACCGCCACCGCCAGCGCAGACGTTGATAGACCCACCGTTAAGGGCTGCCCCACCGCCACCAGCTGTAACCGCTTTAGTGGGAATAGCATCGTCGCCCAAGCTATTCCAGCCATTACCGCCTCTGCCACCTAAAGATCTGACTAAAGTAGTTCCGCTTAAAACCACTTCACTAAAGCCGCCATTACTTCCAGTTGCGCCGCCGGCGCCA